CCCCGTTCTCGTATACCGATGCGTTCGAAGTCTATGCCCGTCAAAACGGCGTACAGAACACCTATACCTGTTTCCTAAACAAGTCCGGTGCCCCTGAATTGTTCCTATTGGAAACGAACCTAGACGACCCTGCAAATGATGTCAAGTTCGTAGACGGCGTGACGATCAAGGTTCCGATCAAGGCAAACGATTACGAATTGTTCCGTAAAGCTGCCCTGCAAGCATACAAGTTCTTCCCGGTCAAGCCATTGGTTGGTGTGACTGGTAAAAACTTCGAGTGGGATGAACCTGAATTCGGCTACACCGGGACCAATTTCAAGGTTCTGAAAGGCGGCAAGCAGTGTTTTGCACTGATGGGGCCGGTTGCTTATCCTCTGGATTTGACACAATTCGAAACAGACGGTTTCATGAAGAAACATATGGATGCTGGTCTGGGTAGTTTTGTGATCGATTTCGGCATTGGTCGATTGGATGTAAACGCCGGTCGTGAAGGTCTGTCGTATGACGAAGACACCATTGCCAACCTGATCGACGGTGTGAAGAACATTCGTTCGGAAATGTCGGTAGAGCTGCAAGCAGGCATTGAAGCATGTGCGAACATGTATGATGCAATTGTTTACAACGCCAAGCATGACTCGAAGAACCTTTTCAGCCTGAAATACAATGGCAAGACTGTTGGTAGCACCCTGCACTATCGTTTCATGGACGACAAAAACATTGCTGAATGGCAGTGCAAGGAAATCAATTCCAAGTACAAAGAGCGTCTGAAAGATCGTCAGGCTCACGACATCGCAATCAGTCCTGCGGCTGGTGGCAATTTTGTTCTGATTGACGTGAAACGCAAGTACCAGAAGAAAATTCGCTGGACAAGTGAAGACATGACCAAAACCATTTTCCTGCAAGCGTTGGATAGTGCGGAAGGTCAGGACCAATTTGATGATGTGATCGCCAAATTCAAGCTGGATGGCACGCCGTACAAATTCATTTCCGATATCGTGGATGAATCGCCGGTAATGACCCGTGGGCCTTCTGACCCGTTGGTAGCCGCTGCTCGGGCCAAGATTACCTATTCTGGGTTTTATAAGTACCAGAAAGCCCGTGGCGTGATTGCAGTAGGCCAGCACACGAACACCAATGGTATCGAACAGGATAACCCGGATACCCTTTACATCAAATGGGATACGAGCGCTAAGCGGTATAACTTTGGTAGCAAGGTTCTAGCCGGTGATGATATCTCGCAAGTGATCTGGGACATAATTGATGGAATCATCAAGGACACAGGCCGACCACTTGTCATTGCTACACAGAAGGTCTACGACAAGATCCCGGAAGACTGGGAAGACATTGCAGATTTGATCCCGGCGAAGCTGGCGGTCGTGATGTCGAAACAATCCTTTGTAGAATCCCAACACAAATGGGCCTGCACAGCATTGAATCTTGAACAGGCTAAATACGATGCGGCGGTGAATGACCCGAAAGTCAACCCGTTGTTCAAACAATATTTTGATGCAATCCGTAGTATCGCGTTTGGCACATCGTATGACTACCTGACGATTCAGTTCATCAAGCAAGTCTACGGCGATTCGAAAGCTGCCAATCCGTTTGGTTATGTCTCGAAATTTGCAACAGAAGTTTTTGGCATGTCAATGCTGAAAACACTGGCTAACCGCCACTACAGCAATTGGCCTGAAACAGAATTCAAAGAATCTTTGATTGTGTTTAGTTCGATGGTAAACAGTGGTATTATAGACGAACAAAAGCTGAAAAGCATTCTGATGAAGAAGTGATGAAGAAACTAGAACTACGGTTTATTATCAACGAACAAACGATTTATGTTTGGTTGAATACCGAGAAGGGCCAGAAAATGTCTGGCACCTTCCTCCGCGCAGAAGACTCAGTAGCCTTTGATACACTTGCAAAGGCACTGAAAGACGACAACAAAAAGAAAATCAAAGAACTTGTTTCGATGAAATTCGATCTGATCCAAGCTATCAATAGTTTTGGTGATGGCAAAGTGGGTTTCTCCGATGGCGATCTGTTCTACGTTACCGAAGACGGCGATAAGAACCCAATCGATACTAAGCTGACCGCGAAAATCAAGGAATTGATTCGTACCGGTGCTGATGCTGGCGTATTGGTTAAGTTCCTCGACAATCTGTTGGATAACCCGAACCCGCGTTCGATCAAGGATTTCTATGACTTCCTGATCGTGAACAACTTGGCGATGACCGAAGACGGCCACTTCTTGGCGTACAAGATCGTTGGGCCAGCGTTCCTAGACCTGTATACCGGTAAAATGGATAACAGTCCGGGTACGGTTGTTAAAATGGATCGTAGCAAGGTTAACGCCGATCCTAGACATACCTGTTCACATGGTCTGCATATCTGTTCGAAAGACTACCTGCCGAACTACGGTGGCTTCTACGGTAAGGGTGGGAACGGAAACAAGATTGTTGTGGTGAAGGTCAATCCTCGGGATGTTGTTGCATTCCCATTGGATTATAACAACGCCAAAGCCCGTGTATGTGAATACAGCGTGGTTGGTGAATTCGTGGTGAAAGAAACTCTCAAAGAGCAAATCGCCAAGATTGAAGCCGGTGTAACTGTCAATATCGAAGCAGTCAAGAAATTGATCGCGGAAGTAATGGCCTAAGAATTAATAATGAGTTGGGTGTAACAGCCCAACTTCATTGAAGTTTAATTGTGAGAGAAAGTATGAGCATTGTTGAAACTGGTAATTACGACCACCTGTCCCCTACCGAACTGAAATCGGTTCAAGATGCTGCTAAAGAAGCGGCTAAATCCCTGATGCGTACTGATGCCGAAAAAGATGTTCGGAACGGTATTAGTGCAATGGTCAAAGAAGAATTCAAAATCGGCAAATCCGACTTCAACGATCTGGTAAACCGCTACCATCGTCAGGACAAAGAAGCTGTGACCGCGAAACGTGAAAACCAGAACGCATTGTTCGACAAGGTATTCCCGGAAGGCAAGACCCCACTGAATGATGACGAAGCCGATGAGTAAAATCATTCAATTCAGTACCGCTGTTGAAATCCATGCCCGTGATACAGCCTGTAGCTATATCCAAGCGTGTCTGGAAATCGCAGACAAACAGGAAATTGACGAGGATCGTATCTCGAAATATATTTCCGAGTCCCTGAAACAGAAGATCGAAATTGAAGCTGTTCGAGAAAACACCCTGCGTGGCAACTCGGCTGGCTCAAGCTCTCTAACCGACTTTATTTGATGGTATTCGCATGTCCAGTTTGATTCAATTAGATCCTACTTCGATTCCGACTGGATATCGCAACGGTTTCGAGGCGTACAGGCTGTACAAGGCGATCAGTCTCCATCTGACCCGCAAGAATTATGATGCATCCAAGTATAGGTGGCGTGGATTCGTTCCAGACCACCTTACCCCGGACTCGTACCCGGACAAATTCATCTTTGAGCGAATCGCCAAGCGGTATACCCGCGAAGAATGGCCGTTGCTGTTTGGCCGTACCGGACTCAATTCTGGTTGGATTCGTGATGTTTTGAACGATGATTCTGAGGGGAAATTCTTGGAAGCCCGTGGTTTTATCGAAAACGCTGAAAATAAATTCGAGATTCTGTTTAGAACATACCTACTTTCGTTGCATAATAAGGGTATGAAGTTTGCAGATTCGCTAACAGGCCAGACCCCTTGGATATTCAATCAATTGCAACAGAAACTGTATCCAATTGAGTTTGCTGTACTGTTAGACGCTGTTTCACCTTTCCTAGCCGACCATAACTTTATTGTTTACGGCGGGATTTCTCAGAAAATTCACAAATACAGTAAGTTATTCTGTATTGACAAAAAGATACTGTCCAATGTCGTTAAATCCGCATGTAGTTGATATTTGCTTAGGGACTTGTCAAACCCCATTCAGATTTAACCCCACCAAAGTTCACGACTTGTACGCAAAAGAGAGCTTCTTGTATATCGAACTTCTGGTCGATGATTCGTTCTTGGTGCCATATGAGTTTGCATATCTAGAACTAGATGACCTTTGGAAAGACTTTCGGGCTTTGTCTGAGTTTTTGACCGATATAAATACTACGTCACCAGAGTGTGGCGAGTTAGTAAAACTAAACAAATAATCAAATCTAAACAAATTAAACAAACGAGAAATAACGAATGTTCAAGCGTAATCAAAAATCTGCCGCCCAACTTCAAGAACAACTGAAAGAACTGTCCGGTTCACAGAAGTTTGAAAAAGACCCTACAGAATGGACCATGACTGTTGATAAAGCAGGCAATGGCTCGGCGGTCATTCGATTCTTGCCAGCAACTGGCGAAGGCGAGGAAGTAATTCCATTCGTCAAAATGTTCTCCCACAGTTTCAAAGATGCCAAGACCAACAAGTGGTACATCGAAAACTGCCCGACCACAATCGGCAAGCCTTACGATGACTGCCCTGTTTGTTCTACAAACGGCCCTCTGTTCGAAGCTGGTAAAACCGACAAAGCAATGAAAGACATTGCATCGTCACGTAGCCGCAAACTGTCCTACTGGGCAAACATTGTGGTTGTTAAAGACGAAGCCAATCCCGAGGCTGTTGGTGGTACTTTCAAATACCGTTTCGGTAAGAAAATTTTCGAGAAAATCGAATCTGCTCTGAACCCTGATCTGGACGAAGAAAGCCCGATTCTGGTAACCGACGTATACGAAGGTGCAAACTTCCTTCTGAAAGCCAAGAAAGTATCCGGCTTCCAGAACTACGATGACTCGCGTTTTGTTTCGCAAACTTCTGAGCTGTTCGACGGCGACGAAGAAAAACTGAACAAAGCTTGGGCTGCCATGCATCCGCTGAAACCGATTGTTGCTGAAAAGCAATTCAAGTCGAAAGCAGAGCTGGACAAGTCGTATGCCCGTGCCACTGGCGGAACCGCTGCTCGTAAAGAGACTACCGGCGAACGTGAAGTGCGCGAAGCTCGCGAAGAAACACCGACCAAAGTTTACGAAAACCCAAAAAGCACCGTAGTTGAAGACGACTCGCTGCCATTCGATACCGATGTAAAAACCGGTAACGGATCTGCAAGCGATGACATTGACGACATCCAGAGCTTCTTGGACGGCCTAGAAGGCTAATTGTGAATAGGGGCGAAAGCCCCTATCCTTTACGGGAGATATATTTTGATCCAAATGATCTATGCAACAAGCCTGAATCACTACATAGGCTTGAATGGTGGTCTGCCTTGGCCCTATATCAAATCTGATATGGCATGGTTCCAACGCAACACCAATGAGAAAGTTATCTTGATGGGCCGTAAGACTTGGGATTCTATTGGCCGACACCTTCCCAACCGAATTAATGTGGTTATCAGCTCGAAAGAAATTGAAGGTGCAGACCTGACCGTAGCTGGTGAACCCTATGATGTAATCGCGACAATTCAATCAAAATACCCCGGCAAAGATATTATTATCATCGGCGGTATGCAGGTTTATGTGCAATATGTGATGTTGTGTGATCGAATTTATTCGTCGTTGGTTCAAGAAGAATACAACGGTGATGTTAAATTCAGTTGCAGAGCCCTTTGCCAACAAGCCTACAAATTGGTTAGTTCAAGCCACCTTCCCGAATCCGAGGATACCCCCGGCGTTCTTTACGAAGTTTACGACAAGATTATTCAATGACCCCATATATCCAGCTTCTAATCAAAATCCTCAATACCGGTGAATCGGTTGTGGATCGTACCGGCGTGGGCACTCTTGCCATTTTCGGTGAACAAATCAAATTTGACCAGACCGAAGGCTTTCCGGGTGTAACCACCAAGAAACTCGCGTGGAAATCGGTTGTATCGGAACTGTTGTGGTTCCTGAAAGGTTCAACCAACGTCAACGAACTGCGGGCTTTGCTTCACGGCGAAGAACATCGGTTCAATCTGGCTAAGAAAACCATCTGGGATGCCAATTACGAAGCACAGGGTAAAGCTCTGGGTTATACGGACGGCGAACTAGGTCCGGTTTATGGTGGTCAGTGGCGCAATCGTAAGGATATCGTGACTACGGACTCCTACGATGAATCTGGGGACGTTTTAGAGGGTTATGGGTACACCAAGATAGGTTATGAAACTTATCACGGCTATGACATCTACGAGCGCCGTATCGACCAAGTTCGAAACTTGCTTGAGCGAGCCAAGACCAACCCGGAATGTCGTCGTCTGATTGTCAGTGCTTGGAACCCAGAAGAACAACATCTGATGACCTTGCCACCATGTCACTACGGTTTCCAAATCCGTATTACTGGTGACTATCTGGATCTGTTGTGGACCCAAAGATCGTGCGACGTATTTTTAGGAATTCCGTTCAATATCGCGTCTTATGCACTGTTACAAGCGATCTTTGCACGGATTCTGGGTAAAAAGCCTAGATACCTGACCGGTCAACTTGGCGACACCCATATCTATAAGAACCATACCGCACAGGTACTGGAACAGATTGGGCGTGATCCGTATGAATTACCGAAGCTTTGGATCAATCCAGACCTTCAAACTCTCGAAGACTTCGAGAATGCAACAGTTGACGATTTCCTGTTGATTGGGTACGAACATCACCCAGCGTTAACCGCACCGATGGCAGTGTAAAGGGCATTTTACTGCTATTCACCCTAACTAAATAGTAAACCAATTTTGGGAACTTCGATTGGCGAAGTTCCTTGTTTTTTAAGCGATATTCAAATGCCCGATCTAGTTCGAATTAAGACGCCGCAAGAAAATTATATCATCGACTACAAACAGGCTGTCGATGCGGCACAGAAACAATTGTCTATTCTCTGGTTCGCTGATGAACTGGGCGTAGACAAAGACGAAAGCGACATCCGTACCAAATGCACCAGTGGCGAACGCTACGGTATTACCTACCTTCTGAAAATTTTCAACAAGTATGAACTTATGCTTGGTGGTAATGAATTCTGGGGCGGTAAGATTCAAAGAATGTTCCCCCGCGAAGACATCGGCCAAATGTGTGCTGTGTATTCGATGGTTGAACGTGCTGTTCACGCACCGTTCTATGACCTGATTAACAAAACCCTCAATATCGCGACCGAAGAATTCTACAACGAGTGGAAGACTGACCCAATTCTGTCTGAGCGTATTGCATTCATTTCGAAGTATGCAGAACTGGAAGGTTATGGTTATAACGACCTACTTTCTCTGGCAGCATTCTCCTTCTTGGAAGGTGCGGTACTGTTCTCCGCGTTCTCGTATCTGAAAAGTTTCAACACTGGCGGTTATAACATGATGGCTCACGTAGCATCTGGTATTGACGCAAGTGCAAAAGATGAAAACTTCCACTCGATGTCGGCGGCATGGTTGTTTAACCAATACCTGTCGG